AGACCTGATGGTGTGAAAGCCGTCAAATATGATCGTCTATGTGCTTTATTAATCGAATGCGTAAAGGATTTACAATTACAAGTTAATGACCTCAAGAAAGGACATTAATCAATGACTACACCTTCAGGTCAAATTAGTCTAGATGACGTTAATGTAGAACTAGACATTTCTCCAGGCACACAAATCAATATGAATGCTGCTCCTGTAAGAGCATTAGCTGAAGTACCTTCAGGTGCTATTGCTATGTCTAATCTTCAAGGAAAATCAAACGCACAATTTGTCGTTGCTTCTGGTGGATCAGAATCAACCAGTGGTAACTATAAAATTCACACTTTTACTAGCTCAGGAACTTTCACCGTATCTAGTGCAGGTAATGCTGCAGGATCAAACACCGTAGACTATATGGTTGTTGCTGGTGGCGGTGGAGGTGGTGCAGGTAGAAGAGAGGACCCTGGTAGCACTCGATCTGGTGGTGGTGGCGGCGCAGGTGGATTTAGAGAATCCGTTCCTAGTCCTGCTGCTTGGACAGGTTCTCCAAGAGCTGCTGGTGGTGGTGCACTTCCTGTTTCAGCACAAGGCTATCCAATAACCGTTGGTTCAGGTGGTTCATCTGGAGGTGGCGTAGGTGGCGGTGCAGGTGGTCAAGGTGGCTCAGGCGGTTCTTCAACTTTTTCAAGTATTACTTCCGCAGGCGGTGGCGGTGGAGGCAAAGGTAATCCTAGTCCCGCTTTTTCTGGAAGTTCAGGTGGTTCAGGTGGAGGTGGAGGTAATTCAACATTTAGTGGAACTAGTGGAGGAAGTGGCAACAGCCCTCCTGTTTCTCCTCCTCAAGGAAGTTCTGGTGGTGCAAGTCCAGCTCCTGGTCGAGCCGGTGGCGGCGGAGGTGGAGGTAGTGCTTCAGGTTCCAATGGAGGAAATCCTGGTGGTCGAGGCGGTGCTGGTGGCAATGGCCTTACAACAAATATAAGCGCAAGTCCTGTAACTTTTTCTGGTGGTGGCGGCGGAGGTTCTAGAGGTGGTCCTGCTAGACCTGCCGGTGGTTCTGGCGGTGGCGGTGGAGGCGGTGCAGCATATGATCCTCCTCACGGAGAAGGTCCCTCTGGTGTCAGTGGAACAGCTAATACTGGCGGCGGTGGTGGAGGCCTTGGTGGTGATCCAAACCACATGCCATCAGGTACCGCAGGTGCTGGTGGTTCAGGTAAAGTAGTATTAAGGTATAAATTTCAATAGGTATAAACATGGCACATTTTGCAAAATTATCAGAAGAAAACTTAGTTCTTAACGTTGAAGTAGTAGCTGATGCTGACACATCAACAGATGGTGTTGAAAACGAAGCTGCGGGCGTTACTTTTTTAACAAATATTCATGGTTGGTCATTATGGAAAAAATGTTCTTACAATACAAGAGGTGGTAAATACTATGACAATCAAGAGTTAGCCTCCGATCAATCAAAAGCTTATAGAAAAAATTATCCAAGTATAGGGTACACGTGGGATGCAGGCAGAGATGCTTTTATACCACCCAAAGAACTTAACTCACACGTATTAAATGAAACAACATGCCTTTGGCAACCTCCCGTTGCCTATCCTTCCATAACTGAATATGGTGATCCTGTAAAATATTACAGCATTTCATGGGATGAAACAAATGTTCGTTGGGTTGGAACAGACAAAGAAGATCCTGAAGGATCTTTTTATTGGAACCCTGAAAGTTCAAGTTGGATTGCCATCTAACTGATGTTTGAAAAAATAAATTTAGTAGATCAAAGCATCATTGTTGAGAAGATTCCAAAGATACTACCTGTCAATTTTGATAAACTAAACTTAAATGTTTTTAATAATTTCTATTATCAAAATACACAAAATAATAATGAATTTAGTTATTTAAAAAATTACTATCATCTTGATCACGATATCCAATTAACTTGGTTGTCTGATTTTATACGAGATCACTATTGTTTAAAATTTAAAAAAACTCCAGTGCTTTTAGCTAGTGCGGGGATACTTGTAGAACAAAATCAATCCATAAATTATCATCATCACCTTGATGAATATGCTTTAGAAAATTCACCCGATATATCTGTTGTTGTAACTTTAAAAACAGGTAAAGAACCTTCTTTTATTGAATTTGAATATGAACAAGGAAGAAAAAGACATCAACAATATAGGGTTCAATTAAAGGAAAAACAGCTAATTATATTTAATTCTGAATTAAGACATTGTTTTACTAAAAATTTTAACTCTGGACCAACTGTAAATTTATCGTTAAAGTATCAACTAATTTAGAATGCGATTAGAAAATTATTTTTTTGTGTATGAAAGCGCATTACCTTCAAGAATATGTGATGACCTAATTCAGTATGGTGAGATGAAAAATGCACAAGTTGCAAAAACAGGTGAATTTGAACAACTTGATGATAGCCAAACAGATATTTCAAAATTATATAAAGTTAGAAATTCCTCAATAGTTTGGATGAATGATCTTTGGATTTATAATTCAATCATGCCTTTTGTTAAGGAAGCTAATCGACAAGCAGGTTGGAACTTCACTCTTGAAGGAGCTGAGTCTTGTCAATGGACAAAGTACAGTGAAACACAACACTACACTTGGCATCAAGACTCTTTTCCCAAACCCACAAACAGACCTAATACTTGGGATCATGGTTTAATTAGAAAATTATCTGTCACCGTTTCTTTAGCAGACGGCGACACTTATACAGGAGGCGATTTAGAATTTGATTTGCGAAATAGTTCAAATAGTTCGTCTGAAATACTCACATCACCACATGCTCGTAAGAAAGGATCTATTATAGTATTTCCATCTTTTGTATGGCATAGAGTATCTCCTGTAACACAAGGCACTCGTTATTCATTAGTAATTTGGAATAATGGAAAACCATTTGTTTAAAAAGGAGAACAGGTATGACCAATAAGAAAAAAGAATCATTAAATTTTTTTAAAGATAATAATTACGCTGTTATACAAGAAGCTATTTCATCAGAGGTAGCGTCTTTTGTTTATGCATATTTTCAAAATAAAAGAGCGGTGGCTCAACATTTACAAGAAAACAGATTCTTGACACCTTTTGATGAAACATGGGGAACATGGAATGATGCACAAATACCTAATACGTATTCTCATTATGCAGATCTAGCGATGGAAACTTTAATGGTAAGGGTTATGCCTATTATGAAAAAGGTAACACAACTTAATTTAGTACCCTGTTATACTTACGCTCGTATATATAAATATGGAGACGAATTAAAAAGACATAAAGATAGACCTTCTTGTGAAATATCTTGCACAATGAATTTAGGAGGAGATGATTGGCCAATAAAATTAGAACCTTCTGGTGAAGAGGGTAAGGAAGGTATTACTGTTAATTTGAAACAGGGAGATATGTTAGTTTACAGAGGAACATTATTAGAACATTGGAGAGAACCTTTTCAAGGATATGACTGTGGTCAAGTTTTTATGCACTACAATGATGCTGATGGTCCTTTTGGTGAATCCAATATAAATGATAAAAGACCCATGTTAGGCTTGCCTAGTTGGTTTAAAAGCAATTAATGCCAACTCCTTTTTTACAACACAAATTATTTGAACAGGAGAACAAATGATTAAACCAGAAGAACTGAAAGACAAAAATTTTAAAATATTTTTAGGAATGCCTATGTATGGTGGTATGGTCTCAGAGGCAACAGTGCATGGATTATTGGAGATACAACAATGGTCAATGGCCAAAGGTGTTGGTCTTAGATTTCAATCTATGGGTAATGAAAGTTTAATAACTCGAGCTCGTAACACAATTGTTTCTATGATGATGGATGATAAAGATTTTATAGCTACACACTTACTATTTATTGATGCTGATATCGGTTTTAACTGGCAAAACATTGAAAGGTTATTATGTATAGATAAAGATGTAGCTTGTGGTATTTATCCCAGAAAACATATTTATTTAGAAAAAGTAAAAGGAATTTTAGAAGAAACTCCAAATGCTACTCCTGATGATATTGAAGCTAGAGCTCTAGGATATAATGTAAACTTTGATGATCCTTTAAATCTTAAAGGAGAATACGGCTTCTTTCCTGTGCAAGAAGCAGCCACAGGTATGATGCTTGTGAAAAGAGAAGTATTTAGAACTATGATGAAGAAGTTTCCTGAAAGAAAATATGAGTCTGATCAAATTGTTAATGGTGGATCTTATAAGTCTGATAACTGTTATGACTTGTTTGCTGTTGGACCATACAAAACAAAGACAAAAGAGGGTCAACCACAAATAAGATATCTATCAGAAGATTATTACTTCTCTAGATTATGGCAAGAATGTGGTGGGCAGATTTGGGCTGACTTAGCTATGCCTTTAACTCACTTTGGTAATAGAGCATTTAAAGGTCATGTTGGGTCTTTAGTTGCTAAAAAAGACTAATTTATATATATTGGCGTCATGCCATTAGTAAATTTTAGACCAGCACCAGGTATCAATAAAGAAGTCACCGACTACACAGGCGAAGGCAAGTGGACAGACGGAGATAATGTACGTTTTTTTCAAGGATTACCGCAGAAAATTAAAGGGTGGGAGAAGTTTATTTCTACAACTTTGGTGGGTGTTGCTCGTGATCAACATGCTTGGGTAGCTTTAGATGGCACTAGATATAATGCTATTGGCACTGATAGAAAGCTTTATGTTATAGAAGAAGGTTTAGCCTATGACATTACCCCTATTAGAGAAACACAAGCTTTAACCAATCCCTTTACTACAAACGCAACAACTTCAGTGGTAGTAACAGATACTGCACATGGAGCAGCGAAAGGCGACTTTGTTACTTTTGATTCTTTCTCAGCTATTGATGGCTTAGATATGAATAAAGAATTTGAAATTACATCAGTTGCTAATAGTGATGCCTATGTAGTGACAACAACCGCTGCTGCCTCAGGATCAACAGCAAGTGGTGGTGGTTCTGGTAATGCTAAATATCAAATATCAATTGGACCTGAAACATCTGTACCAGCTTTCGGTTGGGGGACAGACACGTGGGGAGCTTCAACTTGGGGTACACCAAGATCCACCTCTAACGTCACACTGGAGGCAAGACAATGGTCACTTGATAACTTCGGTGAAGATTTAATTGCAACAGTTTTAAATGGTGGTGCCTTTAGGTGGGATACATCAACAGGTGTAAGCACGAGAGCGGCTGCTATATCAGGTGCACCAACCGCATCAAGAATAAGTTTAGTTTCAACTCCTGATAGACATTTACTTTTTATGGGAACAGAAAACACAATTGGCACACCCAATTCACAAGACGATTTATTAATAAGATTTTCAAATCAAGAAGATATTACTACGTATCAACCTACAGCAGAAAATACTGCTGGTTCATTAAGAATTGCTGACGGATCACGGATCGTGGCAGCAGAACGATCAAGAGGTCAAATACTTGTATGGACAGATACATCATTACATTCAATGCAATTTATTGGTCCTCCTTTTACTTTTGGTTTACGACAATTAGGTCAAAACTGTGGAATCATTGGTAGTCACGCAGGGCTTGATTTGAACGGTGTTGCCTATTGGATGTCGCAAGATTCTTTTTATCTTTTTGATGGTACAGTTAAAAAACTACCCTGTACTGTAGAACAGTTTGTTTTTGACAATATTAATATAACAGGTGCAGAAAACGCTTTTGTAGGTCACAACGGTGAGTACAATGAAGTATTATGGTTTTATCCAAGAACAGGGTCTAACACAATTAACGCAGTAGTGGCTTATAACTATTTAGAGCAAACTTGGTGGACAGGAACACTAGATAGAACAACTTGGATTGATAGAGAAGTTTATGATAATCCTGTAGCCTCGGACTACTTACCAACGACCACGGCCAATAATGAAGTTATCTCTGGTCTAACTGATGGTGCCACTCAAATGTTTTTACATGAGACAGGGAATAATGCAGATGGTCAAGCCATGACCGCTTTTGTCAAATCAGGATCTGTAGAAATAGGTGATGGTAATGATATTCTTTTTGTACAAAAACTAATACCTGATATTCAAAATCAAGAAGGTACTTTAAATATGAATTTAGAATTTAAATATTATCCAAACAATACGACAAGTGTCATTAAGACAGCAACCTTTACTGATACTACAGAGTTTGTAAGCTTACGAGGAAGAGGTAGAGAATTCACAGTCAACGTTGTCTCTAATACAACAGGCACCGCATGGAGACTAGGTACGCAACGTTTTGATATACAACCCGATGGTAGAAGATAATGGCAAAATTAATACTACAAAGATTTCCTGACCCTAGACCTGAGTATGATGCTCAACAGTCTGCTGAACTAATTCGACAATTAGAGGAAATGATACAACAATTGAACACTCAATATACACAAGACACTCAAGAGGAGTCTACAAGAAGAGCGTGGTTTTTTAGATAGATGGCTGATGTATTTAAAAGGTTTACACAAAAAGCAGCTAACACCGCAGCTATAACAATTTTTACAGTCCCTGTTGCAAATGTGGCAGCAACTCCTCCAACACCTGTTTCAACCTTTATAGTTCAAACAATAGTTCTTCATAATGATTCAGGATCGGGTACTGTTAACGCAAAAATAACACATAATAATGGTTCTACTGACGTAGAAATCAACAACATTGATGTAGCTCACGGTACTACTCAACAACTTAATGGACCTTTTGTGTATGCAGGTGGAGACTCTTTAAAAATTCAAGCGTCTTCAACAGATCTAACATCCGATATATCAGTATTGGAGATTAAACAACAACAGTAATGACTCCTTTTGAAAAACTTCAGGATTGGAAAAATAAACCTTATAGAAGAACTAATTACGAAAATATATATGCTTTTTATGATGAGTGTAAGTATATAAGAATGAAACCTAAAACTCATATATCATTAACTCCTGGTCTATTACACTTGATAATCAAACACCCTAAACAATGGGTAGAACAAAATTTTAAATTAGAAGATGAAACCACTCTTTGTAATGAGACACACAGTATTTTGTATTATCAACTTATAGAGTGTTTAATTTCTGATGAAGAAAAAGAACTAAAGCTTCATGTAAAAAATGGAATTGAATCAAAAGAAAATTGGATAATCTAGCTTTTTTAGTTTCATACCCAAGATCAGGTAATACTCTACTTGCTTCTATTTTAAATCAAAATAACAAAATTGCATGCACTGGGAATTCAATAAACTTTGAAGTTTTACATCAACTTAATATGGTAAAAGAAAATAAAATTTATCAAAACTTTGCTGACGAACAATCTTACGACAATATTGTAAAAAATATTTTTAACAATTATTACAAGGATTGGGATAAGGAATTTATTATTGAAAGAAGCTTGGCAACAACACCTGATAATATCAAATATATAGATCAAGATAAATATAAGTATATTTTTTTAAAACGAGATATTTTTGAAATATTAAATTCTTTTGTAAATCTCTTTAAATCTAATCAAGATGAAAGAAGCGATTTTCAAATCTGTGAAGAGGTTTTGGAGAGAGAAAACATATTGTGGAGAAGTATTTTGGCACACAAAAACGGCATCAAGTGTTTAGATAAAAGTCAATATATTACTTTATCTTATGAAGACTTACTAAAAAATGCTCCTGATCAAATTAAAAAGATATATGATTTTTTAGGAATAAAATATTACGAACATCATTTTACAAATTTAGATCAATTGTGTATAAATAACATTAGATATAATGATAAAGCTCTACCCTTGCGTTTTCAAAACTTACATAGAATTAGAACAGACAAAATTATCAAGAACAAAATTAAATCAGATCTACCAAAAGAGTTGATAGATATTTGTAATGAATTTGAAAAGGAGATTATAGTGTAATGGAAATACTTTTTAATGAACGTGTGTTTAGAAGTAAGATTAAAAACTACAGAAAATTAAACAGAATAATCTTAGATAAAATAGATTCCTTACCCTCAAAATCTTATTATAATAATGATAGTGAAACATTGGTATCCAACACTGATTGGGAGATAGAAAATGATAAGAGTGAGTTTTTCAAAGAATTTTTAGGGGCTAGTGTCAATCATTTAAAAGAAATTTGTATTCATCACCATTTAGATAAATGCAATATAGGTCGTATTTGGTATCAACAATATTATGAAGGATCAAGCCATGGTTGGCATAATCATCCAAATTGTCATTTTGCAAATGTATACTTTGTAGAATGTCCAAAGGGATCAAGCACTAAATTTAAAGACTTTGATTTAGATTGTTCTGTAGGAGAAATCATATCATTTCCTTCCTATTTAATTCATAATTCACCTCTTTTACAAAAAAATAAAAGAAAAACAGTAATAGCTTTTAATACGAATATATCAATTCAAGGTCAATAATCTGTTGATTTCCTAGCTTTCTACCTATAAAAATAGAGTATGGCAAAGATTGTAGATGAACCAAAGATCCTGCGTTATGACTCGATCGATGGTAAAAAAGTTCCTGTATATAGTGCAAAAGTAGAAACAACTGTCACTAATACTAAAACAGGTCAAGAATATAATTCACACGAGGACTGTCAGGCAGATATTGACAATCCTGAAACAGACACAACAGAAGCAGATATAAGAAGAGATGTTCATGTAACAGCTCCGAATGTATTTGCTGGAGCACATACACTACCGGAGTAAAAATGTTTAAGAAGATATTCAAAGCTGCTAAAGATTTATTACGAAGTCCTGTTGGACAAATTGGTATTGGACTACTATTACCTGGTCTAGCAGGAGTTCAAGGTGCAGGAACCATGGCAAATATAGCACGTGGTATAGGAAGTTTTGCAGCAGCGAACCCTATGTTAACACAAGCAGGTGCAGGGTTACTTGCAGGTGACAAACCTGAGAATGTTTTACGAAACGTGGCCTACGGATCACTGGCCAGAGGTATTGGTGCTATGGGCAAACCTGAAGGATTTATGGGTGGAGTAAAAAGTGGTTTTGGTATGACTCCTGGTGGTATGACAGATCCAATTATTACACCACAACAAGGAGGTTCTTTCACTGTTGATGGAGGAGGCTCTATAGGATCAATCGGTTCAGGAGGCACTAATTTATCTGCACCAGTCAAGAAGTCAGGATTTTTAGAGGGCTTAATAAATAAAACAAAAGTTATTACAAATCGTGACGGTTCACAAAGCATAGTTCCAGTCACAGACTTTTTTGAAAAATATGGCACTTTACTAAAACTAGGATCTGTTGGTGCAACTGTTGCAGCAGCAGCAATGTCTGATGAAGAAAGAGAAATGTTTTACGATCCAACAAAAAATCCTTATTTAAAATCTGGATCAGCCGACAAAGACTTTTATGAAGATATTAATTCCGTTTATGCAGCCACTATGAACCAAGGTGGAGTGATGGACTTTCCTGAAAAAGACGGTATGATTAATGGTCCAGGTGATGGTCAATCTGACGATATCCCTGCAATGCTCTCCGATGGCGAATTTGTAATGACGAAACAAGCAGTAATGGCTGCGGGTAATGGTAATAGAGAACAAGGTACTAAAAAAATGTATGACATGATGTATTCTTTAGAAGACAAAGCACAAAACATGGGGATAGGTAGAGTTTAATGACACCACAAGAATTACAAGATTTAATTGCACAACAATATGGTAATGTGCTAACTGCAGGTCAGGCTTTAACGTCTAACGCTGCAGCAATTCCAACACAAACAGTTGTTTCCCCTTCAGCCGCTATTGGTCAAGCAACAAATTTAGCCGCTAACGCAGCTACAACAGGACCTGATTATTTCGGAATGGGTGTAGGAGCACTACAAGGTGCAAATGCAGCTATTAGCAATGCGATGACAACCTCAGCGCAAACAACCGGGGCCTACGATCCACAGTCCTATCAACAGTTTATGAATCCTTATCAGCAAGAAGTGATTGATAAGTATAGTCAAGAAATGCAAAGAAATTTTGATATCTCACGTCAAGGAAGAGCAGCACAAGCTTTAGGCGCAGGTGCTTTCGGTGGTGGTCGTGAAGGAGTTTTAGAAGCAGAAGCACAAAGAGGTTTTCAACAACAGCTAGGTACAGGCATCGCTGGCCTATTATCATCAGGTTTTCAAACTGCACAGCAACAAGCACAATCAGCATTTGAAAATCAACGACAAGCACAACAAGCTGCTGCGGGTTTACAACTTGCAGGTGGTGAACTGGGCACAGGCATTGGTCAATTATACGGAGGCTTTGGTGTACAAGCTCCAACAACACAAGCAAATCTAGCGACACAACTAAGTCAACTAGGTGTCACACAAACTGCTGCCGATCAACAAGCAGCACAAACAGCTTATCAAAATGCAATGTCTCAATTTCAACAGCCCTATCAACAATTATCATTTCAAGCTGGCTTACTTGGTGGTGCCGCACCATCTTTCATGCAAGCTTCAGCGCCAGGAATGGGTAATCCTCTTTTACAAGGAATAAGTGCATTAGGCGGATACGCAGGATAAGGAGGGTTCATGAGTTCTTTAGGATATGATACCCTTAGCGATTTCAAAATCGACTTAACAGTTGATCCTATTCAACCAATAAATTCTATTAGACCTCATCAAGGGGGTAAATTTTCTATATCGGAACAGCAAGAAGCACCAACTCCTGAAATGGAAGCTAATGCTGCAACCAGTATGCAACAAGCGGCACAAGAGGTTGATACAACATCTTATATGAATGCTATGGCCAATCAGTTTGCGGGTCAATAT